AGTCCTTTGCTGACCGGCTCGGCTTCTCCCGCGTCGCACGGTTCGCAATGTAGGAATCACCGTTAATCGAAACGACATCGAGCGTCTCATATTCGCCGGCCTTCCACTTGCCGAGCGGCGTGAGCGTTTGCGGCGCGGCAAACTCCTCGCGCGCCTTGATCTGCTCATCCAGAATCCGCGTGACCGTCTCCGGCAGTTCAGCGGTAGCCAAAAGGATTCGCTGCTCCGCAACCTCCAGCAGCTGCGCGTTCTTCTCGCGCTCTGCCATCAGCGCAGAATACTTGGCGCCAGCCGACAACTCAAGACGCGCCAACAGATCCGATACGCGCGCTGAGATTTTAGACTCCAACGCATTGACCTCGTTGGCGACAACCTGATTTGAAATTTGCGCCAACTCCTCGCGCAGCTGCGGTTCTACGTCTTCAAGCGCAATTACAACTTCGTCACGCAACTGCTTCCGGATCTCCGGAAGTTCCTTTAAAATGCGCGCAATCTCGCCGCGCTGTTCGATTGCCAGCTCGATGAGATGGTCGATCTGCTTTTGCGTGTCCATGTTTAGGCGTTCGGATTAAGTTGACGCTGACAAACGGCATACCGCTGGGACTCATCGGGAAACTCTCCAACCATCATCGCATCACCCATGCACCGTTTCAAAAAGTCTTCACCTGATTCTGTGCCAGCAGGAGAAGGCAGAACAAATTCCTTTTTCCTTTGTTCTAGTTCGCGACGATAGGCTGCGATTGAACCGAGCCAATCGTTTGATGGCATCTTTCGCGCGGCAAAGTCGGCTTCTACTTCCGAAGAAAACTCAATCTTATTCTGCGCATTAGATGCTTGCCGCTTGTTCAGTCGCTCGACGATAGCGTTGGCCCACGTCTGGCCGGCGTCACCGCCCCAGCCGTTCCAAGCCTGCCACCCCTTCCCCTGCTGGTCCCAGGTCGCGCCCTTCTTGTCGACTTCGTGGCGGTCAAAGTACGCCTTCATGCGGCGCACCGTGTCCTCGGAGAGCGCACGCTTGTTAATGATGTCTCGCGCGCGAGCGATGCCCACCGAGGTCATGCCACGCTGGCTGGCCGGCTTAGACTCGCGGACTTCCAGCGCGCGTTTCGCGTTGGCGACCATTGAATCGTTCGGAACGTAACCATCCTCGGCAAAGTCGATAACGATGCGGTTGTCGGATAGCTCGGCATCATTCGGAGGCGGCGCATCTTGTGCCGGCTGCTTCTGCGTAGCATTGACGGCATCAATTGCCGTCTGCGTGACGTTATCACCAAGAGCGGCAGCCATCGCCGGATTCGCCGGCAGCTGCTGGGTAACCATGCGAATTGAGGTTTCGGGCACGTTGTAGCGCTGCGCCAGTTCGGACACAAACGATGCCTCAATCGCGATCTGCTCCAAGCGCCCGAAAGCATCGGTGCCCTCCTCGGCTGCGATCTCCTGCAACGACTTCGCGCCCTGCCGGTTCTCGTTCAGGTTAGCCGCGGACTCGCGCCCGATGTCAATCGTGAGCTTAGCCGGGAATCGCCACTCACCACGCGTCGCACGCTTCATCGCCTGCACCACCGTCTCGCCATCGCGGCGCGGAGGAGCCGGAATTAGGTCACGCGCAATCGCGTCGATGATGACTTGGTTCTTGATCGGATCGAGCACCTTGTCCTGCAAGATCCCCTGATGGCGCGTAAACACGCGGTCGGCCGCGGCAAAGTCTGCACGCACGCTCGGCCCCTTGTAGTTCTGCGTACCGAACAGAACGCCCTCGGGAATGCCGACGCCAATTGCGATCTCGTGCATCAGGTGCTGCACGAATCCTTCGAACGCAGCACTAGGCCGCGACGGCATCACCTCGATCTTGTCGGCCGTTCCGAAGTAACGAATCTGCCCTATTTGCGACTCCTCGTTTTTCTGCGTTTGCCCGTTCGCGAGCGTTTGCGCCGGATTAGGCGTAAACAGGTTTCGTGGGTTGGCAGTTCCTCGGTCGGAAAATACGAGGGCGGCTTGCTGACTAGCAAAGCGGACGCCAACCTTTTCAGCTTCGAGAATCTCGTATAGCATCCGAGCCGTGCGGATCGCAGCATGGAAGTCAGTGATTCCACGGTATTGGTCCACGCGGAACGGATCAAAGTAATGACAGAAAAACTGAGCTTCGATGTCTTCTGGATCATAATAGACTCCCTCGCGCGTCACGCGGAAGATGCGATAGGCAACGGGCCGACCGAACTCATTCGTGAACACTCCTTGGAAATAGTTGTTCGGCTCTGAGCCGAGCATATTCGGATTGCCGATGCGCGTTCCAGGCACCAGCTGAATCTTCAGTTCGCCATCGACGCGTCGAATGACGAAGCCACAGTCGCCGTCAACCGGGCGCTGCTCTGCCGCCAGCTGGATAAGTTTCTTGAAAGTATGCCGGCCGGTCACGTCGCACGTCTTGCACCACTCGTGGAAGTAATCCGCAACGATGGCGTTGTAGTCGCGGTCACCTGTCGTCGGGCTGTACTCATGGGGCGTCAGGTAGTTGCCAAACTTGCGGCTGATCTCGCGCGCCTCTGGAAAGTTCTCCACGAGGTCGCGGCTTTCCCACATCATCACAATGCGGTCGCGCACCGTCGTCGATGACTCGCTCGGCAGACCGTACTGCTTTGGCGCGTAAAGCCGATTGGTCGTCGCCGCGTTGTAGTTGAAGAGCGCAGCCTGCACGCGCGACTCCAAGCGCTTCAAGCCCCAGGCCGGAGCGATGGCCGAGATGGCCTTGTCATACCAAGGCGCGGAACTGATGACCTTTGAAGCGTCGAAGTCCATGTTAGTTGCCGTTAAAAGAAACGAAAGTCTGGTCGGTCGTCGTGCCGGCTTGATAGTCGATGGCCGACTGGATCTGACCGAGCATAATGTTGAGGCGGGTCAAATCCGCACGGGTCACGCTCTTGCCGTTGAGGCTGTAGGACGAATTCACCAGCACCGCGCGGATGGCTGCAATGGTCTCGGTCTTCAGCGTTGCCAACGTCGCGCTGTCCAGTCCTTCAAACGGATTATCGTTGCCCATGTAAAAGCGGCAACTGTCCAACCTTTTGACGGTGGAACTCGCTAGCGTTAATCCGATTTATCCGCAGGCGGCGTGTACCGGATGACGCCGGCAATGGTTGCCATGCAAAGCAGCATGGCCGAGGTGTCCAGGCCGTGGTTCGGCGCGTTGCTCCGCACTTCGCGCCATTCCCAGACGCCGGAACGCACTTCCACCTTGGACTCGCCCTTGAGATGTTCGAGGTAGAGCGGGTTGGCATCTGATGGAATCTCCCACTTCAAATCGCCCTTGCCATCAAGCGCCACCGCTAGCGTGTCCTTGAAGTAGTCACCAGACCACTCGTAAAAAAAGACATCGCCTCCGCGGTAGTCACTCACGCGCGGCTCAGAGAATGGGAAGTTCACGAGCTTGTCGCTGTGCTCGTCGCGCATTGTCCAAGTCTTGCGACCATAGCCACGCATTCCTCGCCAGCCAAACTCGGCGCAGTCGCGGTCGACATCGCTCGGCCGGTAGCCTCTGTCCTGCGCCACGCACGCATCCGGCACTTGATAGATGCGCTGCATCTCGCGCAGCTGGTCCCGCGTGTCGATGCGGCCGAACCAAAGCTGGCGATAGCGCGGACCCGTGGCCGTGCTGAATGCGCCGATCTCGACCCACCAATGATCTAGCTGGCGGTCAAGTGCCATGAACCGGATGACCTCGTTGTCGATCTTCTCGCCGGCTCGGTACTGTGCCGTCGTGTAGCCGGAATCCTTCAAGAAAAGGTTTATCGTTTTCTTCGTAACGAGCCACGGCTTGGCCTCGCGCTTCGTTCGAAAGTCGATGCGCATCTGATCGTCGCCGGTCCTCAGTGAATGGTTCTCGGCCTCGCACCAGTCCTCCACTAGCAGGCGCATAGGACGCGAGACTAGCGCTTCGATGCGAAAGGATTGGACCTCTGCCGTGGCGTCCGGTCGCTGCGGCACATAGTGGCCGGACTTCTTCCAGGCCTCGCGCGTAGCATCAGAGTCGCTCGACTCATGGCCGCAATGGATGCAGCGGAAGCGGCACGACTCCACCGCGCGCGCCACGTCCCACGAGTTGTCGTCGCGCTTGGCTGCTCGGTCCCAGACTACGCCGGCGCGATTCGTTCCGTCTTTCTGATCGAACGCGATGATGTGCGGCTTGTGGCAGCTGGGACACTCTGCGTGCCACTCCTGCTGATTGCCCGAAGTGTAGCTCGCGTGCTCCACGTTGCCGGTCTGCTCGTCCATGATCGGAGCCTGCGACACGTTGTAAACCTTTGAGCGCCCGACCTCCTCAAACTTACTCACGCGCGCGATGGCGTGGCCGTAAGTGTCCTGCCAGCGCGGCAGCCATATCTCGTCGTTGATTTTATAGCGGATCGACTGCGATTGCTGCGTGGACAGATTGGCAGCGTTTAAGGTCAGGAAGAAGCCGCCGAAGTAAATCTCGGTCGTCGTGCGGTGCGGTCCCGGTTTCGGCAGCATGGCAGCCACCGGCCGGCAACGCTCAAGCAGAGGCCACAGCCGCGTCTTTGCGTGCCGCTCCACCATGTCGTCGGTCTGCATGGTCCAGCTGATCGGTCCCGGATCGTTTGCGATGATCCACGGCAGCCACACGTCAGCGACCAGCGTTCCGCCAATCTGCACCGCTTTGCGAAAGTGAACGCGCCGAATCAGCGGATTCTGCAACGCCTCAAAGATAGGCACTAGCCACGGCGACAGCCGCACGTTGAACGGTCCAGGCGTGGCATAACTCTCTGGCAGCTGCACGTTGCGCCGTGCCCAGTCATAGATTGGCGCACGGTCGGGCTGCGACAGTGCAAAGTCTGCTAGGAGTTGTTCCTGGTCAGTCACGGTATCTTTTGCAAAGTGTTTGCCTGCACAGAAAGAAACTCAGTTTGTCCGACCAGCGGAACAATCACAGCCACGCCATCTGCGCGCATCTCCTGCACGATATAGACGTACTGCGGATCGTCTCGTCCGCGGAAGTTTGCGCGGATGACGACCACGTCGCTAGGCTCAAGGGTCACTCGGCATCCTCCGGCGCGGTCGTGGCCTTGACTGCCTCGGTCTCAAAGCGCGCGATGTTGCCGGCGATGACCTCGCGGATCTCGTCCAGGATACGGCTGCCTTCCACGTTCGCTTCCGCAGCTGATTTGCCAACGACGCGCGGTCCCAGTTCGACTTCCAGCTTGAGACGCAGCAGCAGGTCCAGCTTCTGCGACAACAGCCGCAGCATCGACCGGACAACCTCTCGCTCCACCAAGTCGCCACGCTGCGCGCTTATCTTCAAATCCTTCAGCGTGATATCACGACGCAAAGCCTCTGCTTTCAGTTCTGCAAGGTTGTTGCCATCTGCTTTGTTGACCTGCTTGTTCAGACCACGCGAGGCCGCCCAGTCCGCGATCTCCTGCGCCTCCGCTCCCTCGGGAAATCCCTCGACGCGCCGCCAACCGTAAAAGGTTTGCCGACTAATACCAAGTGCTCTTGCAAGTTCTGTTGCAGTTTTTTGCATCAATGCCTCTTCCCTAATGCGTCACGTTAGCAAAAAGAACCAAACCCGTTTTTTTGATCTAGGTGTCGGAACC